CGATCTCCTTGGTCAGCTCCTGCTTCCTGATCGGCTTACCATCCGGGCCGACAATCATCGACTCAGCCATTACAGAACTCCTCGGCGAAACCCGCCAGTGATACGCACAGCACGGCGATCCTTATCGCCGTCAGGGCGAAAGCGATTCCTGACACGGTGATGCTCATAGGTGCTCAGGCGTTTGTTCAGGCTGGCATACCACATCAGGGCCCCCGCAATGGCGCCGTCACCGTGCCGGTATTGTTCAGGGTCTTTGAGGTCCCTTTTCTCAACAGCCGGCACCATCTTGATGCCGTCCACCTCGGTGATCGCCCGCAGGTCGGCCTCTAGCGATTTGTCCCGTGGTAGCAGGATCGTGCCGTCCTGAAAGCTGTCCACGAACTTCGGCATCCACTCGCCATACCACTTCCGGCTCAGCACCACCTGGTGAATGCTGTCCCCGTACTTGTCGGCGGTGTACTCCGCGATTGTTTGACCAGGACCCGTTGCATCGATGGCACCGCCGCAGAACATTGGCAGGTGATCGATGATGAACCACAGCAGCTGCTCCTGCTGACGGGTTGGCACGTTTGCCATCTCCACCAGAAACGGCGCAACGCGCTGGAGTTGATGCGTGATTTTACCTGGCATGATTACCGAAAAGTGCCGGTGTCTGGCGTAGTCCATGCCGAACACATGCTCGGCCTTCGGATCGAGCGTCTTCATGACCGGCAGCACGTGCTTCTTCATCCAGTCGTCCATCCAGGCAATTCGCTCATCCTGGTGGATAGCAGCAAAGTCGTCGTCCATCACCAGGCGAATGATCGGGCGCTCTTTCGGCATCGCCGCCTCGATCCAGACACCCGGAATACAAACGCCGGTCCCGTCCCTGGGAATGGCGTCCAACTCTTCACGCATCGCCGCCTTGCGCGGGCCGTAGCCATTGCGGATGCGCATGTACCAGTCTTTCTTGTCTTCCGGAGAGGGCGTCTTGCCACGCATGAAACACACGCGCTCATAGATGCCGTTGGCCACAGCGTCATCGAACGTTACGTGAAACACCACCGCATCCTTGCCGTAGCTGCCGTCACGTACATCCTTGACCAGCTGGTTAAACGGGTTCGACTTGCCGTTGTGCGTGGAGATGACGCGGATGGCGCCGCCCCAGATCAGGAGTGCAGTGGCCGCATCGAGCACCGCCTGCACGTCCTGGTGAAAGGCGGCCTCGCCAATCACGACGATGCCTTGTAAACCACGAATGTTCGCAGGCCGCGAGGATAGCGCCACGATCTTGAAGCCGCTGGCGTAGCGAATCCGGTAGGCGTTGATCTGGCGCGTGTTGCCCTCATCATCCTGGTCATCGAACAGGAACTCCTCGATGCCGCTAATGCCTTGGCCCTGCGCGCGGGCAATCACCTGGGAGAACTTGGCACAGTAGCCAATGAACTCAAGACCTTTTTCCTTGGTGTCGCCGATGTAGAACACGTCCGATCCGCCGGCAGATTTCTTGCTCGCGGCCGTGATCGTATCGTCCAGCGCTTCCGCAAATGTGATACCTGTCCGGCGGCCTTTCTCGGCCACCTTGATCGCCGACCGAATCTTTACCCATTTTGCCTGGTGCTTCATCAGCACGCCTTCGGCCATCGGATCGAAGTCGGACGGAATGTCACGGACTGATGAAGGAAGTTCTTCCCAGTCGAGGACGCGGACGGTATCGCCAATCGGCGCGAGTGCTCCCATTACACGGCACCCAGTACTTGTTCACGCCAGAACCGCGCCTGATCCGGCCCCATGCCCTGGGCAACGGCGGTCTCTTCAGCGCGCTGTGCCGCTTCCTCAAGCGCCTGCTTGCGCGCTTCCTGACGAATGCGCAACGCACGCTCCATCGTCACCTTGTCGGCGCCGCTGAGGTCCTTGATGGCCTTGGCAAGCAGCATGATGTCCATCGCGATCTTTTCTTCGCTGCCGTCCATGCTGCTGATCGTTTGGAACGCAACGGTGCGAAGCATCTCCGAAAGCAAACGCCCGACATCGCCCTCCGGGTCTTCCTCAAGCTTGCCAATCCATGTTTTGGCAACGGCCTGTGCCTTGCGGTACTGCTCCATCTTTTCGTTGGCAGACTTCACGTAACGGCCGACAGCGGAGCGGGACACATCTGCGCCCATGTCATTGATCAGGGCCACGATCTCATCAATCGTGGCCCTGTCCTCGCGTACCGCCTGATCTACGGCCTCGCGGACTTTCTTTGGAAGCTTGGAAATTGATGACTTGTTGGCCATAGCGATATCACTCTCCTGGCTCAGGCACCTTAACGCCGGGGGTGCGCGTTCTGCCTTCGGCCACGTCCTTGCCCCGCGAGGTCAGCTTGGCGATCTGCAAGTCACCCGTGGATGACACCGCTACCAGGCGCTGCTCTTCGAGCCACGCCAGTTCGGTGCGCATCAGGTCGCGGCCAACGTTGTGGCCCCACGCATCCAGCGCCGAGCGCAGCAGGTGCTCATTGGCCGAGTACTGGTCCGACTGCATCAACAGCAGCAGGATCACCAGCCGGCGGTCTTCCTGTTGGATCTTCGCGAACGACATCAGTCGCCTCCTTTGCTACTTCTCAGCAAGTGCTTCTGGACCAGGGTCATCTGGTGAGTCATCGCGTTCAGCTCACCGATGGCCTTTTGCAGATCACCGTGTAAATTGCCGAGCTGGCTTCCCAGCTCCGCAAACTGTCTTTGTGTCGGAACGTGTTCCAGATCGCGCTCGACCTTGGTAACACGGTCCTTCAGTGCATCATGCCTATCGTCCATACGCTCACGGGCATCCTCGATCTCTTCGCGCGCCCAATCGCGGAGCGCTTCAATGTCCTGGGCATTCGCGGCATGCCGACTCTTCAGCCAGGAGTAGATGGCCAGCACTGCGACAAACGCAGTTACAAACACATCCCACCAGAACTTTGCTGCCGTGTAGTCCAGCTCCATTACCCCTCCCGTTTGTAGGCGCACTTCACGCAGAGTGCGGCCTCTTTGTATGCCTTGAGGCGCCGGGCCTCTATCGGCTGATTGCAATCAAGGCAGTAGACCCTGCCATCTACCACGCGCTGTGCCAGGCGTGATCGTGTTGCGTGCATGGCCACCGCCTCATCATTCAGTTGCGCCTGGTAGTGGGCGGCTTCATCAATCGGGTCTTGCACTACTGCCTCGTTTCTTGTTCTCGTTTTTCGATAAGCCGAACGGTATCCAGGTATCGTCCAGCGCAGGCCCCGTAAAGGTCGTACATCACCTTCAGCGCCATCATCACCGCATCCGGGTGATCGCTAGCCGGTGCAGCTGGCTCAGGGCACGGCAGCCGCGCTGCCTCCGGCAGCGGCCCTTGCGGCGCGTTCGCGTGCGTCCTCCAGGAGCCGCATGCTGTCAGCTGGAAAGCGACAATCACGGCGAAGATCAGCAGTTGCAGCGAGCGCATCGGCAAGCTCCTGTGTGGTTTTCTGGTTATGCTCAGCGCGGCGCTGTTGTATAACCGCCATCTTCTGAGCAAACAGCACGTTCTCGGCGATCCACGCCTGGTACTGCTCCAGCATGTACTGTCCCGCGCGCACGTCCTGCTTCGCGGTTTCAACTTCCTGCTCCGCACCACCGACACGCATGCCGGCGTAGAACGCGCCTGCGAGCAGTACCAACACGGCCAAAGCCGGACCAAGAATCCGGACAATCACCTGGAGCACAGCAGCTGCTGACATCGCGGCCATCAGGTACAAACACCTCGGCCCCAGCCCGACTGCACATAGACAGGCTCCCACTTGAGCAGGATCAGGCGCGGGTAATGTCGGTTCTCATGAAACGCAGCTGCGGAGCGCCCGGCATTGAAGCGCTCCACATGATCAAACCACGCTAGCGGATCGGCCCCCTTAGCCGAGGCCAGCTGTTTGTCACGTAGCACCCAGCCAAGCCCACCGTTGTAGGCAGCCAGGACCATCGCCCATTTATCGCAAGGGCGAGCGGCGTGGATGCGTTTGAATAGCCAGGCGTCGTAGAGCACCATCGCCCTGATTGCCCAACCGGGATTGAAAGGCTGTTTATCGCCCAGTGAAGAGGGATAGAGGTCGGCGAACCAATCGGATGTCGCCGGCATGAACTGCGCCAGGCCTTCCGCACCAACCGGAGAGCGTGCGTGAGGGTTCCAGCGGCTCTCCTGGTGAATCTGAGCGGCGAACGTCGCAACGGGCGCATCCAGTCCCCACTCGGCGTGGGCGATGCGGATCAGGTCGCGGTGATAGCGCTGCGCAGCTGCTGGCACGGCCGCATCAGCACGGACGGCCGCCACCAGCAGTGACAGGCAGGCAATCACCACCAGAATGCTGAAGACGCGCTGCATCAACATGTCACAGCCCCAGCGTCAGGCCGAGGATGCAGGCGAAGACGATTACTGCGCGCCGTATCATCAGCAGAGCCCAGAATACGGTAACGCTCCCAATCTGTGTGTGCGGCCTTGCATACGGGAACAGCGCCCGATCAATCCAGTACCCCAGCACCGCACCAGCCGTCACCAGGCAAAGCTTGTACAGAATGACCGGCGCCTGCTCGGCGCGCAGCGCGAACAGGACTGCCATCAACAAGATGGTTGTCAGTGTCCAGCCGAAAAGCCGAAAGGGATTACCGCAATGAGAAAGACGCATGCTGATCTCCGATGATCAAACGTGCGTACAGGTTAAGCGGTGCGGGTTTATGGGGTGATGGGAATCACTTCCCTGTGTTTAGAAGAGGCGGCCCTGTTCCTGGGCAGGCGGCGCGCTTTCGTCGGCGCCAAGGATATTCCAGATGTGACGATAACTGAGATTGAACTCGTGCGCCAAGCTCACGGCCGATGCACCGGCCTCATGCTTGGCCTTGATCTTCCGGTTACGCTGTGCGCGCATAACGGTATCAGGCTTCGGGATGTAAAGCACCTCACCGGCGTAGTTCTGCACGAATCGCGCACTGGCTTCATGACCAACAATGCGAGTAATCAGGTGACCGGGATCGAACTTGTGCGGCACACGCAGCTCAGTGCCGCCAAAGTGTTCGACCAGCTTGAACGTCGGCGCGAAGCCCAACAGCTCGATCAGATCGCGGACGGACTGCGGCAGCACATCCTCCAGCTCCTTGTCATTCATCGTATCAAGATCATTGATCTTCATGTTGCCTCCTCTGGCGCTTCGAGAGCGCTGCGATCAGCGCACGCAGGTGCGTCGGTTCGCAAAACCGGACTCGCTCGATGCCAAACATCTGGCTTGCGATGCCGTCGGCGTAGGACCAGGGCAGCTTCATGTCGGCCAGAAACGCTTCCACCTTACCGAGCATCGCCTCACGATCATTGCCGACCTTTCCAGGGTGACCAGGAAACCTTCCCGGTGTCGCCGAGCGCTTCGCAGGCGCCTTGCTCTTGCGAAAGCCGCGCTCCTGCAAGTGCTTGATCAGACGGCCGCGCCCCTGGCTGTCGAGCTCGGCCGCCGACTTCACCCGTGCAACCGTCCACAGGATGTCGCGATAGGTTGCGTCATCAAGGCCAAGCTGTTTCTTGGCCACATGTATCGTTGCCAGCTCACGCTTGCGCTGATCGCTTTTCATCTACCACCTCCAGCAGCCGCACGCCGGGCAGCTTGGCAAGTTTCGATATCGCGCCCTTGGCGGTCGTGAAACCCGGTCGCCACGTCACCGTGATCTTGTCGAAGTTGCGGTACTTCTCCCGTGCCTGCTCAAAGCCACCATGCGCCTTCGCGATGCGCATGCGTTCGGCTGCCGTCCACACCGGCTTTGTGTGCTTTCGCCACAGCTCGCGCATGATCGGTGTTGCGCGCTCATCCTTGACAGCCTCGTAGACCAGCTCTCCGTCAATGTGAATGAAGAATGGAGCCAGCGCGTCGCTGTCCATGTCGTACCGTCGCACCACAATGAGGTGATCCTTGTACCGGAACTGAATCGCACTGGCCGTACCTTTCGCCAGCGCCGCTTCCAGCATCAGCCACCTGGTGCGGGTAATCTCGATGCCTGCATTCATGATGACTTCCTCGTGAGTGCCTGCTGCTTGCCGTAGATGTAGGCAGCGTGCTCGGGCGTGCCCACCGGCCAGGGGTTGGGCAGCTGGCGCCCGGCGTGCCCATAGCCGCTCTCGTAGGCGTTGCAGATATCCAGTACCGTTTCCGCGTCAATAAGCGGCTGACGTTCAACCGGCTGATTCGCACCCTCCAGCGCGTCCAGGTAACGGCGGGTGTCCAGACCACGGATCACTACCACCGCCGCCACCTCATCGCCCTGGGTGCCATTGAGCGCAAGGATCGATCTGTCCGCGCCGCTTTCTACCAGCTCATCAATCACGTGCTTGAGCTGCAATGACTCGAACTGGTGCAGCGGCCGGT